AAATAGCCCGTGATTACCTGCTGGCACGTCGTCTTCCCAAGCTGCGCGCCAGTCATGAAAGTGACGCGGACCACGCCGTCTTCCACGATAACGTCAATCATGCCGCGCTGGTATGGCGCGTTATCGAATCGAATCAAGCCCGGGATGGCGTTACCGGCCGGAATCATCAGGTTTGCTTCAGCCCACACGGACGGCAGCATGTCGGCGGGCGGCACAAGGTTGCGGGCAGCGCGCTTTAGCGCCTTGCGAATGGCGGGGATATTGCTGAAAAGGTGGCGCATGAAAGTGGCTTTCTTAGGCGTTAAAGCGCCTTGCTCCATCGGTGTTTTGTTTCGATTGGGTGTTTGTCTTCGCGCGGGCGCGATGGAACGCCCCATGAACCGCCGCCCGCCTCGCCATCAAATTTCCAGCCAGAAGCCCGAAGACTTGCGCCGGATTCGCTGGCCAGCGTGTATGTCACGATTAGGGTGTAGCCCATTGCCTGGGCGGCCTTGGCTGCGGCTGAATACAGTTTCGAACAGGCGTTTTTCGTTCCGTCAGTGCAAAGGCGTGTAGCCTCCGCAGTTAGACCGTCGTCCAGCCGTCTTGCCACCGGTCGGCCTACGCACACCACGCCCACCAGCTGGTCGGCCTGCTTTAATCCAATGGCAAACTTGTAGCCCTGCGGCGGCTTGTGGTGCCTGTGTTTCTCTGCGATGAAATCAAACGCCTGCGTTCGCGTAAGCGGGATAAGTTTCATTCTTCGTTTTCCCCGTCTTCGTCTTCGTCTTCCAGCGCCACGTCGGCTTCGGCCGATGTTTCAAGCGCCAGCGTGATTTCTTCGCGCAAAATGCGTTTAAACGTTGTTTCGTTGGTCTCGCCCAGCAGCCGGAGTGCGGCGCGTGCGGGAATGTTCAGGGCGTTGGTGCGGATCGTTGCCAGCATGCGGCTGGTGGCCTTCTCGAATTCAGCCACAGGCGCCACTTCGTCGCGGGCCTTCGCAAGCTCTAGCTCGGCGCGCAGGGTGTCGGCCTGCGCTTTCCGTAGGTCCAGCTTGTCCATATCGTCGGGCGCGGTGCCAGCGGCCTGTTTGGCGCGTTCGTCTTCACGCCAGCGGGCCACGTCGGCGGTGTTGAACTGCCACTCGATCCCCTTCGCGCCACGCTGGTGGACGGGACAGCCTTTCTTCACCCAGGTGTCGATAGTCGTCAGAGCCACGTCGAAGACTTCGGCCAGCTTCGCCCGATTTACGAGCATTCCCCGCACGCCTGTTGCCATACGTAAACTATTCCGTGAAAATTCTTTTATCGTTAACGTTCAAACACTTGACAAACGGCGGCTAGTCGTAGTCAGCGCTTTAAAAAACCCTCTCAGATTTTTATTCACGCGGTGCTTTGGACCCCGCCCCTGCCACCGTCCAGGAAGGACCCACTTATCCACAGGTTATCCACAGATGCACCACCATGGTGCGCTTCTCTGTGGATAACTCTATCAGCCTGTGGATAACTGCCATGGTCACTACCACGCATCACGGCACCACGTCAACACCTTTCTGTTTGCGTATCGCATCCACCAGATCAGCCTTGCTCTGCCGACAATCCGCCAATGCCATCGCCACGTCCACGTGATTGGATAGAAGGTCAACCAGGCGACCACTAGCAGCAGGCGCAACGCTCGCGCAATCATTTAGCAATGCTTCCCGCACTGTCGGATGCGCTGCCACCACTGCCACCATTGGCGGCTGCATTGGCATCGTTCCAGATGCGCAACCCGTCAGCATCAAGCCCACACACGCCCACACTGCCACCAGCACCAGCAGCACTGCCCGCCGTTCCCACGTTGCCCGGTTTGTTTGCATAGTCGCTTGCTCGCTTCGTCAATTGATCGCGCACAGCAGCCTGCTGCGCCTTGTGTTCGTCGGCAGCCTGCACGCTATCGCCTGCCGCCTTGTAATTCGCCAGCGCATCACTAGCCGCTGCCTGCACTGCCACCGTGGTTGCATGGTCCACGGCTGCCGTCTGTCGGTCCCACTTCTGCTGCACTGTCGCCATGCCTGCCGTTTCGCCAGCCTTGTACTCATGCCAGCCGAAAGCGACTATCAGAAGCGCCACGATTGCCGCCGCTGCCAGCTTTGCGGAAATGCTCAGTCCGATCATTTGCCAGCCCCACTTATGATGAATTGCGCGAAAGCGCCAATCCCCAAAATCACCAGCGTAAAAGCAACGCCAGCCAGAAACGAACCGCCGTCGATCATATTTGCATCCATATCTGCCCCGTAAGTCGATAAACGAAGGCGCCAAACCCCAGCGCCACCGGAAACGCAATTGAGAAAGCGACTATCACAGCGGGTTCGTTTGGTCGTACAGGGCAAACACGCGATTTTCAACCGCGTCCATTGCCTTATGCGCCATGCTTTCCGCCATGCCGTCCAGCCGCTTGCGCTCGATTCGGTTGTATTCACGCCGCGCATTCTTAATGCACGTTTGAATCGTGCCGCGCATTTGCATAGCCGCGATTCGATCCTTAAAGCTCGCTCGCGGCAGCACTCCAGAAATTTCGTTCATGCCTGATAAACCCTCACCACATGAACCGGCTTCACCGGCTCTTTTGCGAAATAGCCGGTAAGCATCCCGGCCACGAAGACGGCGCCACACAGCAGCGCCATAACCACGTCAGCTTTCCAGCGATTCATGCACCCACCGTCAAAAACAAATCGTGTTCAGCTTGCCGCCGCTTCACCAGCCCAGGCAGGACTTCCAGCACGCCATTCACGCGGCCTTTGTTCCACACCAGGATTTGCTCTGCCGCGCCCGTGTAGTCGCTCGCATTCAGCTTGCGCAACAACGTGGACGCAGCGAAATTGCCCGCGCCGATGTTGAATACCAGCGAGCCAAGCGCATCAAACTGGTTTTGCGTCAACTTCACACGCACCAGCTTGTTAATCGGCTGCTCTGCCTTTCGCGCCTTGTCGTCCGCATAGTTAGCGCACGCCGTCGCCAGCGTAATGGGCTGCCCCAGCACCACGTCAGGCCCGGTATGACCCCAGCCATTTGTCGGAATGCCAGCCGGGCACAGATACCCGTACAGCACCAGCTTTTCTTCGCCCTTAATCAGGGCATCGCCTTTTGTGCTGATTTGCATTTACGCTGCCGCCTTTTTGAATAGCTGTTTTTTGACGTATCGCAGCCAGTAATGCCGAACGCTCAACATTGCGAAAGCGACTATCAAAGTCTGATATGTCCGCAATTCAGCCACGTGCAACACAATGGCCAGCGCAGAAACGGCGATCCAGAAGTAAATCGCCTTGCCCACAATGCCGTCGTTGACGCTGCGCGAAAAACCACACCAGCACGCCCACAGCATCAGCACGATTGCAGCCGCCACGGTTATGGTTTCGTTCATTGCGAACCCCCGCCGAAACGGGCTTTCACCAGCGCCCACAAGTCGGCTTCCTTAATCGAGCGGATAACGGCGGAAATCATGCTGCCGCCGAATGCGCCCAGCAGAAAGCCCACACCACCTGCTGATTCGGGATTGATATGGAAGTAACGGATCGTCATTCCAGTAAGGAAGTAGCCGCATGCCACACCAGTGAGAACGAAGACCACGAAGCCTTTACGCGTCTTCAGTTCGTCATGGAATGGCATGGCTACCAATGCGCCGAATAAGGCGGCTATCGCCCATTCAGCACCAGGGAACCGCCTGATTAGATCAAACACGGGCAGGACTCCCGTGGAAAGGAAATAGCATGTGGAAAACCCCGCTGTGTACAGTGGCCACATTTTCGGGTTGCTCAGGCTTGCTTTCCACGGCGGTGTTTTTCTTCGGTCGGCCGCCTTTGTTTTCGGAACACGTCGCCGGATACAGGTTTTCACCGCCAAACGCATTCACCATCTTTGCCGCGTCTTCAAATCCCAATATGGCCACCAGCTTGTGGTCCATCGTGATTCTCTGCGGCACATAGAGCATTGGCCGCTTGCACGCCTTGCCTGGTCGGTTGTCACTCCGTCGCGGCAGATTCGCCACAAGGTGTAACGCCTGTTCGCGTCCGATCACGTCCGCGATTTCCTGCACGCTTGCCGGTAGTGGTTTAGTGTCCATAGCCCCGTTCGGTAAAAATTGCCACTGCGGGGTTATGTTAACAGAATGCGGACAGTAATCGGTATTTATTACCGGAAAAACGACAGTGCTCGTAGTGCAGCGGTTTCTATACGTTTTGATTTGCTATGGTATAGAGACAATCACTATTATTACTTATCCACTATATACCCTTTCATCCTAGTTATTTGGTAAAAGCGATTACCTAAGATGCACTAAATGGCTGAAAGCCTTGCTGGGCAAGGCTTGGTAACAGTGTAGGAGCCAGTGTATCGGGCAGGGTAGCAGGGTAGCTTCAGGCCCGTTTCTCGTATGTCAGGC